GAACCGGATCAGGTCGCGACGCCGCAACCTTGGCTGTCAGACCCCAGTCGCGTAGATGGGATTGTATTCGATCGTTATGGCAATCCAGTCGAGTACCACATTCTGCGTGTTCATCCCGGTGACACAGCAAGCGCCGGATACATGCCGACGGACTATCAGCGAGTTCCGGCCAAATTCGTGCTGCACTACTATCGTGCGCGCCGTCCGGGCCAACGGCGCGGCATCCCGCAGATCACCAGTTCACTTCGGCTATACGGCGAACGGAGAGACTTCCGCCAGTCGGTCTTGCGGGCGGCAGAGGTCGCGGCCGATCTCGGTGCCGTGCTCATCGAGAGCGAGTCGCCAGCAGATACGGATGTAGCGGTTGAGCCGTTCGATTCTGTCGAGATTGACCGCGGGATGATGAGTGTGCTGCCCAGCGGATTCAAGGGAAGACAGCTCGAGCCGGTCCAGCCATCAACGACGTATAAGGAATTCGATGAGCGGATGATCAACGAGGCTGCCCGACCACTGTCGATGCCCTACAATGTGGCGGCATGCAATTCCTCCTCATACAATTATGCCTCAGGCCGTTTGGATCATCAGACCTACGATCGGCACGCGCGCGTAGAGCAGGGCCATCTGCGCCGCCGTGTCCTGGACCCGATCCTGCGCGCATGGCTCGATGAAGCACTGATGATCCCGGGCTATCTGCCGGGACGCACGCGTGTGGCGATCGCGCGCGGACTCAATCATCGATGGCTCTGGCGCGACCGGGAAGACGCTGACCCGACGAAGGACGCGGAAGCAAGGCAAATCCGCCTGAGTTCTAGACAGAGTACCTTGCGCGAAGAACTGGCGCGCCGTGGCAAGGATTTGGAGACACACGTCGCCGAGCTGCAGCGCGAGGCGGAGCTCTTCGATGCCGCGGGACTCGCTGTGCCGGTCGGAATGACTCCGCAGCAGGTGCAGGCGGCGGTGCAGGTTCTTAGTGTTTACGCCATGGGCCGCATTACCCGGGAGGCCGCTGTGGAGCTCCTGTCTGCAGTCGGAATGCCGCGCGCCAGAGCTGAGGCAGCCGCAGCAGGCTCCGCGACAGGAGTGCCACAGGTGCCCGCTTCGGCGCCGGCTGAGTCGGCACCTGATGTTGAGGCCGCCGACCTCAGGCGAATTCGCGAGTCCTTGTGTGGAGGCAATGGCAATGGCCAGCACTGAGCGCGTATCGCGCATTGATGGACTGCGCCTTGTGGGCACAGTGGACATTCAGGCGGCGGCTGCAGACAGCCAGCAACGTCCGACGTTCGCGATCCGCGCCTACAACGGCGGGGCGATTCGACCGCGCTCGCCATCTCTCGACGCACCGCTCGTGCTGGACCTGAGCGGATTCACCGCATCGGTTCCCGGCGCTGCACTCCTCGATCATGATGAGACCGCGATCGTTGGTCAGATTGATCGAGTGGACATTGGCACCTCCAGCATTGACGTCACGGGCTTCCTTACGGGAGACATTGCCAATCCCAATGATCCCGCCGGCAAGGTGGCTTTGCATGCGCGCAATGGCTTCACTTGGAAGGGATCGTTGGACGCGCGCATCGATAGGCTCGAATACATCGACGCGGGAGACGTTGTGACAGTGAATGGTCGCCCGTTCGCCGGGCCGCTGTATATCGCGCGCACTGGTACGGTTCTCGGAGTATCGTTTCTGACCATGCCGGCTGACTTGGGCGCAATTGCCAGAGTGGCCGCGGCAACACAGTCAAAGGAGATACGTATGGACTTTCATGAATGGCTGAAGGCGTCCGGCTTCGACCCGGCCGCGCTGACTGATGCGCAGCGAGACAAGCTGCAGAAACAGTTCGAGAGGGAGCAGGCTGAACTGAAGGCGGCTCAGACCAAGCCGGAAGGCGCTCCGCAGGACGATCCTGCCTTGAACGCAGCCCTCGCACCAATCAAGGAAAAGGAGCGGAGGAAGGCGGCGCTCTTGAACATCGTCACGCGCTTCGCGCAACAGTATCCCGAGTCGATCGAGGCGATTGAAGCCACAGGCCGCGTGGCGATCGCAGAAGATTGGATCCCGGAGCGACTGGAACTGATGTTGACCCGCGACCTTCGGCCGGAAGTGCCACATACGAGCCTTACCGGCTCGCGTGCGGAACGCCTGCCACAGGAGGTATACGAGGCCGCACTGTGTATGGCGGGCAAGCTCGAAAACATTGACAAGGTCTTCGACTCGAAGACGCTCGAGCTGGCTGCCAAGCGATGGCGGCATGGTCTTGGATTGGCCGAGCTGTTTCTGACAGCGGCGCGCGCCAACGGCTACACGGGTCTGTCTCATCGAGACGTCGGGTCGTTGCTCCGCGGTGCGTTTGGTCCTGCGGACCGACTGCGGGGCGCGGGCGCATCGACGATCGACGTGTCCGGAATCCTGAGCAATGTGGCCAATAAGTTCATCGCGCGGTTTTTCGAAGGCGTCGAGAATGCCTGGTCACAAATCGCAGCGATAAGACCCGTCAGCGACTTCAAGACTATCACCAGCTACAGCCTGACGGGTGATATGCAGTACGCCAAGGTCAAGCCTGGCGGCGAGATTGAGCATGGAACGCTTGGCGAGCAAGCCTATACGAACAAGGCCGACACCTACGGCCGTCTCTTCGCGATCGATCGGCGCGACATCATCAATGACGACCTGGGAGCCTTCACACAGGTTGCGCGCCGACTGGGCCGCGGCGGCGCGCTGGCTTTGAATCACGTCTTCTGGTCTACGTTTATGTCGAGCCTCAGCACGATGTTCACGACCGCGCACGGGAACTATGCGAGCGGCGCGACGACAGCTCTGAGCCTCAGTAGTCTGTCCACATTGGACACGATGTTCCGGAAGCAGAAAGACCCGGATGGAAAGCCAATCGCTATTTCTCCTGCAATCCTTCTCGTCCCGGTGGACCTGTCCATCACAGCCATGAATCTGGTACAGTCCATCGAGCTTCGAACGATCATCGACGCGGCTTCGGGGAGCGGGACGACCACAAGCTATGGCACGACGAACGTGCTGGCCGGCCGGTACCGCGTGGTCAGCTCTGCCTATCTGAGCAACAGCTCGTATACGGGTTCTTCGACCACTGCCTGGTTCCTGCTGGCCGATCCGCAGGAAATGCCAGTGATGGAAGTCTGTTTCCTCAATGGTGTGGACCGTCCGACTGTCGAACAGGCCGTTGCAGACTTTGACACGCTCGGAGTCAAGATGCGCGGCTACTTCGACTTCGGGTGCGCGACGCAGGAATATCGCGGCGGAGTGATGTCCAAGGGCGCCGCCTGAGATTGATCTGTCACTGAGACAGAATTGGAGTAAACCAATGGAAGCTATCTACAGACAAACGGGCGAGTTGATCGATCTGGCGAGCGGCACCGCTCGAAGCGGCGGCGAGATCATCCGGGACGCTGCCGCCCGAGCGCAGGCCGTAATCGATACCATTGCGGCGTCGGAAGCCGGCGCTGTGCGCGAAGGCGGAATCTATGACATTGTCAGCGCGTCGGACGTCACGTTCTCAGTCGGTGACAATGTCTACTGGGATGCGTCGGCCGACACGGCAATTGCGGCGGCGAGCGCCGGAGCGGATGACTTTCCGATTGGAAAGGCTCTCGTCGCCAAGGCCAGCGGTGACACGACTGTGCGCACACAGCTCAATGCCGCCGGGGCCGGACTGATTCGCGCGATTGCCGCGGCCGGCACTGCGTGTACTGGCACGACCGATGAGACGACACTGGCCAGTGTCCAGTTGCCGGCCGGGGCACTGCACGCCGGTGATGTACTTCGAGTCCGTACGCAGGCCATCGCGACGGCGACCAATGGGACAGACACCCTGACGCTCAAGCTCTATGTCGGAACAGAACAGATCGTGACGACCGGAGCGGTAGATGTCGCGAACAATGATATCGGATACATCGACTGTGATGTTGTCATCCGGGCCGGCGGGGCAAGCGGACTCCTGGTTGCGGCTGGCGTTCAGGCGCTTGGCACGGCCGGGGCTGTGACGGCGAAGCCATTCTATAAGGCGTCTGCATCCGAAGACCTGTCCGGCACTGTCGCGGTGGCGCTCACTGCGACGTGGAGCAGCAGCAACGCTGGCAACTCGTGCCGCGCGGATATCTTCAACGTGCAACTGTTGCACCCCGGAGTCTGAGGGTAAGCCATGAGCGATCTTCTCGCAGACGGTGCGACCTGGCTGGAGCAGCAGCGACACGAACACCTGTCGCATGCCGTGACCTACTGGCGCGCTGGTGAATCCCTTACGCTGCCCGCAACGGTGGGCCGCACCGAGTGGGAAGAGAATGATGAATACGGCCGCGTCACTCGCTGGGAATCGCGCGACTTTCTCGTGCGAGCATCCGATTTATCGATCGGCGGGGGCGCGACACTTCCTTCGCCCCGGGGT